TCATATTATCATTAGGCTTTGACATTTAAAACACTATTAGGTATTGCCTGACAGTTCCAATGTATAAATCTAAATGGTTCATACCCCATGTCTACAATGTATTGATGTGGCATGTACGAAGGAAAGAACATAGTTCTTCCTGGTTGAACTTTATAATTAATTTGTGATGATGCATATGTTACTTTTGTTTTATCTGCTTCTGGTAAAAGATTCATAATATTACCTGGTCTTGGATCTTCAAACAACGGCATTGATGTAGCTTCACTTGCTTTTAAAAAATAAAAACCAGAGATATGACCATTCCAATGTGTATGTAATGTATGATGTCCTGCACCTTTTTTAGCAAACTCTTGCACCCACATTTCTGTAATAAATATTGTATAATTTGTTAAATCAAATCCCATTTCAATTAACAAATTATGTGCTGTTGCACCTATATAATCTTGTAACTTTTTAAACTTAGGATCACCTATTAATGATGTTGAATGAAACACATAACCCATGTCTCCTTTATTTCCAAACTTTTTATTTCTTTTATCTATTGATTCTTTTAAATTTTTTTTAGACTCTTCAATATATTTATCAGATGCATTATTTAATTCATTAACAAATCCTGGTTCATCACCATACCATATTGGACAACTAAATAAATTTTCTCTTGCTAATTCTTTTGGAAACTGTAATTCTGTTTTTAATTTTTTAATTTTTTTCTTTTTCATATTCTCCTTATCTAAATGGCCAACCAAGATTCCATATAACTAAACTATGTCTTGAGCCTTTTTTTACTGGGCATACTCTATGCCATACAAACGAGGGGAATACTACTAAACTTCCTTTAGGTAATATCTCTTTACATTTTTTAATATTAGGTTTTTTATCAGGATCTAAGTTTCTAAAATCAAATTCTAATTCACCACCTTTATATTCTTTTGGGTCTGATAGTGTAACTGTTACAGACAACTTTCTTATTTTACCATGGGATGGATCATTAGCATTTTTTCTAATGTAAGGTTGATCCCAACTATCACAATGCCAATCATAAAATTGATTTTTATTATATTTTGTAAATTGACAAGATTCAGAAAAATCCCATTCAAAATTCCAACCTGCATTTTTATTTGCTTGATGAATGTATGGTTGTATTTCTTTATAAATCCACCTATCACTCATCCAAACAATATTAGAATTTCTTTTCTTTTTTAAATCTTTTACTTGATTTTTATTTAATGGTCTGTTTCCATAACCACCTGTGACTGCCATTTGATCTTGTAAAGATTTACCATACTTAACAATGTCATCACATATTCTTTCTGGTATTGCACTTTGAAAATACCAGTAATAATTTGTTAAATTCATATCCCTTATATTATACTATTGTTATTTAAAATTGTCAAGGGGTATTAATTTTATGAAACTGTTAGCGTACCAGAAACTGTAAATGTTGCTATTTTATCTCCACCAGGATGTGTTGCTGTTGAATTAGTTCCTGGAGATACTGAAAGTGTTACATCACTAGGTGCTCTAATAACAACAATACCTGAACCTCCTGCTTTTCCATCAGCAGCACAAGGTACGTTATTAGTAGGATTTGAACTAGCTCCACCACCTCCACCACCACCAGTATTAGCAGTTCCAGCAGCAGATTTACATGTGTTATTTGATCCTCCACCACCTTTTCCACCACCACCAGCTCCTCCAGGTCCTCCAGATCTTGCAGAACCAGTTCCGCCACCTCCACCTCCAGCATAGGTAACATCTGAACCTGTTATAGTATTAGGTGCTCCAGCACCACCAGCACCACCAGCAGGAACTCCTTGACCTCCTGCAGCAGTTGCTCCTCCACCACCTCCAGCTGCCTCATTATAAGAACCTGGATTAACTGAATTTGCTCCGTTATTACCTTGAGGTGGATCTGTGGGTGGTGTATTACCTGAACCACCTGACCCTGTGTTAGCAGAACCTCCACCACCTGATCCTCCGTTATTAGCATTTCCAGGATAACCATTTGAAGCACCACCACCTGTTGAAGTAATTTTTAAACTTGAAGGTCCACACGCATTGAATATTGAATCACTACCATTTGATCCAGGTTGAGTTGCTCCACCTCCTGATGAGGGGCCGTCATCTCCACCACTACCACCTGCTCCTATTGTTACTACATAACTTTCACCACCTTCTAAATTTGAAAATGGTAACGCTGACCCTTGTAAAGGAGAAGGACCATAACCAGAAGCACGATAACCTCCAGCTCCGCCACCACCTCCAATATCTCCAGATGCACCTCCACCTCCAGCAACCACTAAATAATTTAAATTATACGATAATAATTTTTTAGGCCATGTTCCTTGTTGTAATGCTCTTAATTGACTTTTTAAATTCCATACACCACTTGCTTTATTTAGTTCTTTTACTACTACTATTCCTGATCCGCCTGATCCTCCACTGCTAGGTTCTATTCCTGCTCCACCACCGCCACCACCAGTATTAACAGTTCCTGCGGTTGCTTGTGTTGATGGTCCTTGACCACCTGCACCACCGCCTCCAGTTCCACCTGAGCCAGCACATCCAGGAGCCATTCTTTTTCCACCTCCACCACCGCCACCATAACTAACACATGATCCTGTAATATTACTTGAAATTCCAGCACCACCATCACCAGCAGAACTAGCTGTAGGACTTGGTTGTATAGCGTCTGCTCCTGCAGCTCCAGCTCCACCTCCGCCACCAGCAGCTTGTGCACACGCAGAAGTACAAGAATGAACTCCATCTCCACCAGGATTTCCTTGAGGTGGACTTACTGGAGGAGTGTTTCCTGCTGCTCCAGTTTTTGAACCTGATGGTGCAGGTCCTGTATAACCTTGGCCTCCTCCACCTGATCCACCTGTTCCTGCATTAGTAAAACACGCTTGACTTCTTGCACCTGCTCCACCCCCTTCAGAGGTATAAGTTGTGCATCCTATAACAACACTTGTGTTACCACCATCCGTATGTGCAGAACCACCAGCTCCAATAGTAACTGCTCCTAAAGCTGTATTACCAGAAACGGATACACTTGGAATGGTTCTAACACCTCCAGCTCCACCGCCACCACCTGAACCACCACTTGTAGATCCACCTCCTCCACCTCCAGCAACAATTAAAGTATCAACTAATCTAGTTCCTGGTTGTGTAGTGACTGCACTGGGTGTGCTTGAAGTTCGTGATGTAACAGTACACTTCCCAAAAGAAGTTAAGTTTCTTTTACCAATGAGTCCACCATTAGTTCTAGGCATTTATTAGTCTCCTATTAAGATGTCCAAGCTGATCCGTTCCAATCGTAAACTGTAGGTGTTTCTGCTGTGTCGTTAGATTTAGTTGCTTCCCAACCTTTAGTATTGTCAGCTTGATATTTTGTTTCGTTCCAAGAAATTCCATACCACCATTGATTTGGATCTTCTTCTGTTCCTGCTCTACCATCATTAGTTATTGATGGATATGTAATTGGTGCTTGCCAATCATCGCTTCCATCTAAAGACCAGGATTCGTAAGGTTGTGGGTTTAAAAATTTATTTTTAGATGCATCATATCTCATTCCAATACCTGCATATTGTTTTCTAAAATTATTATTGTATGATGTTTGTTTCCAAATGCCTCCCTCAAAAAAATTAACACACCATGTTTCACCATCAACGTGTTCATCTGAAGGCACGCAATCATTACCTACAACTACAACTCTTTTTACAATCAGATGTGTATCTGATGTAAAACCAGTTGGGTCTGTTTTTGATTCTAACTCTGCAAAATGTGCCATGTTTATTTTCCTCCGTTATAAAAAATTCTATTATGCTTCACCTATTGTTAAGGTTCCTGAAACTGTAAATGTTGCAATTTTATCACCGCCTGGATGTGTTGAAGTTGAATTTGTACCAGGACTAACTGTAAATGCTATGACACTTGGTGCTCTAACTACTACAACTCCTGATCCACCAGACCCTGCAGGTCCTTGAACAGGTCCTCCAGCAGCTCCTCCACCACCTCCACCACCACCTCTGTTGGTAGTTCCTGATGTTTGTTGTTGTGGCATGTTAGGTGGATGACTTGGTGCACAACCTGATTTACCACCTCTACCTCCAGTTCCACATGGGCTAGCTGCACCTGCTGTGTGACATTTACTAGATCCACCAGGTCCAGGATTATTATAACCTACACCTCCTCCACCACCTCCAGCGTATGAAAGTGCTGATCCTGTAATGTCGTTTGGTGCTCCTGCACCACCTCTACCAGCTGTAGATACTCCTCCAGTTCCTGGTCCACCACTTCTACTAATATTTGCACCAGCCTCAGTAGCTCCACCTCCACCACCACCAGCTGTACATGCTTGACCACCTGGTGTACCAGATCCACCTGGATTACCTTGTGCTGGACTTACTGGAGGTGTATTACCTGCTCCACCACATGCCCCACCAGATTGTCCACCACCACCAGATCCACCCGCTGAACCAGCTCCTGAACCAGCTCCACCACCACCACCTGTTGATGTAATACATGCAAAAATTGAGTCACTACCGTTTGTTCCAGATACGTAACCACTAGGTGTTCCTGATGGATTACCTCCTCCAGCTCCACCTGCTCCTACTGTAATTGCATAACTTCCAAAACCTAAACTTTGTGCTGATCCTTGTAATGGACTTGGACCATAACCAGAAGATCTATAACCTCCTGCACCTCCACCACCACCGAAAGCATTACCACCACCTGCACCGCCAGCTACTACTAAATAATCTATTGACTCTGCTCTTGTTACCCATTCATCATTTTTTACTTGATCAAAATGTTCATTTAATGTCCATCTACCAGTTGCAACACCTTTTAAAGAAACTGCGTTTTGTTTTACTATTACTATTCCTGATCCACCTGTAGTGCCTCCAGCTCCACCTCCACCACCAGTGTTAACTGTTCCGTCTGCTCCTGGTGCTGGTCCTAGTCTACCTTGACCTCCACCTCCAGGTCCCGCTGCTCCTCTAGTTCCATATGGAGATGAAGGTGAAAAAACTCCTCCACCGCCACCACCTGCGTATACTCCTGAGTTAGGTGCTCCTGGAAAAGTTGGAGAAACATCAGTTCCATTTCCTCCATTTCCTCCACAAGCAGAACCTGCAGATGGAGTTACTGTACCATTAGATCCAGTCCCACCTGATCCACCGCCTCCGCCTCCAGCGTAAGCAACACATTGAACATATGCACCATTACCACCAGCATTTCCTTCTGATGGTGAAAAAGATCCTTCATTACCTGCTGCTCCACAAGCTGGTGGACCATAACAACCTCCTGCACCAGATCCACCTGCTCTGGCAGTTCCACCAACTGATGTTCCACCACCAGTTGCAGATAAACAAAATGCAGTTGTGTCTACTCCACAAGTACTACCTGGTCCAGATCCTCCACCTCCAATAACTATTGGGGATGCGTTTCTTGCAGTTGCTGAAGGAATTGTAACTGATAAATTTCTTAAACCTCCTGCACCACCTCCACCATAACGACCTGGATTACTAGCACCTCCACCAGCAACAATTAATACTTGAGCTGGTCTATCTTGACCATAATCGTTATCTGTAAAAGTAAAATTACTACTTGATGTTACTACTGTTTGACTTGCTGAAACACATTTAGCTGCCTTAACAGTGTTGATTGGTCCAATTATTCCGCCATTAGCCATGAATTATGTTGCCTCCTATAATTCTATCTATTATGCGTCATCTAATTCTTCGTAAGAAAC